TTAGGACCTTCTCTTACACGATGGTAGTTCAGTTGGAAGTGTTGTGAGTTGTTAGGTGATTGATAGATCATTACTTGTGGTGGTCAAGTTGGTAATAGGCTCCTACCTTAATATCATCATACAGGGTAGGGATGTAACGAGTACGAATATGAACTGAGTACTCATCATCATAGAAATCGTGGCTAACCTTAACTTGCTTAAGTTCGTTAGCTGTCTTTACACCTCTAAAGATGTAGGTAGGTTGTTTACGATAAGTTCTACTCATTCTAATCACAGCGGATAACTAAGAGTTGATAAGTAGTGACAGTTGTGATGAGAACTTCGTTCTCCATCTCACAGTACTCACGGGATCAACCGGGAGTTAGTCGTATTAGTGGAGTTGTGTGTCGTTTGGTTTTAGGTGGTACTTACAGAATGTCCATCCCCAGGGACATTAGTAAAGGGGAAGATTGAACAAGACAACTTGATTGTCTTGGATGTCTTCCCCCCGTCACAGGCTTCGGGTCCACCCTTCCCTCTGCCTGTATAAGCGACGGATCGGTCTTAAACCCAGGTAGGGACAGGCTTCTTACCACTCATACCTCTAGCCTTTTTACGCATGTCTAAATCCATTCCAAGTACCATATGACTAGCTGCTTGTTCAGGGTCATCTAACCAGGCATCCATAAGGTCTTGCCAGTCTTCTTGTCGTCTTTGCTTAACGGTTTCGTAAGCTGAGATGGACATAGCGTCTGTAAAGTACTTAACACCTTGAGCTAGGCTATCCAATCTGTCGTCATGTTTAACAGCACCCTTCTCACGACACATCCTAGACATCTGGTAGAAGAGCATGTATAGCAATCTGTCTTCAGGAGGAGCGTCTTTATTGGAGTTAAAGTCCCATTCAACGACTGATCTGTCAATGATGAGTCGGTGTTGGTTCATGACAGGCTCTAAGGCATCGATGATTCGGTCTTCCTTCCTTACGTTAGCCCGTACCTCTTCGACATCAATAGCTTGCTTGGTCTGTTGGAGGTGCTTCTTGAACAGCTCACCAACAATACCGTCACCAAAGTTGGTCTCAATCAGTAGCTTGGTAACGTTGTACTTCTTACAACCTCGCAGTATGTCAAGGAGTGTGTTGTCGGAGTATCCGTCTTTGTAGGCTCTGACTTCATGCACGTACAGGAAACCGTTTCGTTGGCTGATATAAGTTGCTGCTGTCTCATCTGTTCCACGACCCGATGGGTCAACGCTGCAGATTGTCTCGGTGTAAGGCCCCCATTCTCCTTGGAGTTGCATAGGACTGTAGAAATAATCTCCAGGTAGTCCGACAGTTGGTAGGTCTTTGATAACGTTTCTGGGGTCACTGCACCAGACGACTGCATCAGGAGCATCAGTAGGGTTAACGGAGGTGACCACAAGGTCAGCCATTTTAAGTGGGAATTTCTCAGCATCACTAAGGGAGGTATCAAGCATGAACTGCAACATGAAGTTGCTACGACCCATAGCTGCTTCACGCTCTAGTAGGTCGTCATCACTGAATCGATCAGGGTCAGTTACACCCCACTCCTCAGCACCCATCTCTAGATCTTCGATGATCTGAGGTGCTAGGAGAGATTCGTATTGAGATAGTTTCTCTTTACGAGGGTAACGAGAGGGCCAAACAAAGGGACGGTAGTTACGCTCAGCTAACTTACGGTAGATGGTGAAGGTTGTCTGAGGTGTACCGAGGTACATGATCCGACTGTCTTTCTTTGGGGTCAGGATCGACTCAGCTTCTGTACACAGCTGTAGGAGCTTCTCCCTCATCATCTCAGTCATGCTGTTACCAGGGACTTCGATGTCATCAAGAATCATCAGGTCTGCACGACTACCAGTCAGCTGACCAGTAATACCCACCGACTTAACAGAAGGAGCTTGGTGAGGGGAGCAGTTAATGTCAAAGGAGATACGAGACCACCGAGCACTATCACTCTTTGGTTGTAGGTGATTAAGCCATGGTGTCTCTACGATCAGCTTCTGCAGGAAGATCGACATGTTGTCTGCTCGTTCCTTAGAAGCAGAGATCACCATCACCTTCTTCTCTGCATCGTTAAAGAGGGTCCACAGGATAAAGGCTCCAGTAATCCAGCTCTTACCGACTCCTCGGAAGGCTTGGATCTGTAGTCGTTTAGGACCGTGTTGCAGGTAGTCAGCGATAGCGTATTGTGCTCGTGTAGGTGAGGGTAGGTCTAGCTGGTTCCACAAGGCCTGTAGAAAGAGCTTGAAGTCGCTTTTAAGTGCTGTTAGGGTATCCATAGGGGAAAGCCCCCACAAGGGTGTTGTAGGGGCATATAGAGGGGTCTGGTGGTTAATTAGTCAGCCAACTTAATCCGTGGCTTCAGATATGTGTTATGGATCCTTTCAATCATCCCAATACGAGAAGTAGTAGCTCGTAGGTCAGTAGCTGGATCACCTTTTTTAATCCTTAGTTCAGGATCATAAGGAACATTCATCAACAACCGAGGGAAGTTCAGGGAAGCATTCTTAGCTGTTAGGAAACCATGAGCAGTCTGTGCCCTAGCAATAGGGTTCTGACCATTAACGTACCCAATCTTGAGATCCATCAGGAACTTTTGAATAGGGTTACGAGTATCTTTCTTATTGACTTTGAGTTGTTCTAGACGTGGTGTCATTTCCGTATGAGAAGGTTAAAGAGTTGCTTACCCCGATACTTCAGTTCGTTGTTAATAGCGTGATGTACAGGGTTGAGTTTCTTCTCGGTAGCTACGATTGACTTAGCAACTTTAGGGGCAGCTTTGATTGCTTTTTTATCAACTTCACTCCGTACAGCAGTGGACAGGAGACCTGTACCAGCTGATATAGCAGCCAAAGGTAGGGAAGCTGGAGAAGGTGCTAAGGTAGCTAGTCCTGTCGTACCAGACACAGCATCAAGAGCACCTGCTAGTTGATTACGTTTAGATTTAGTTGTAGCAGCTTCTTTAGTACCAGCATAAGCTTGGTTAGCGTCAAACAAAGCACCAATAACAGGCAGGGCTGCTCCAAACTTCACCATATCAGCTGGGAAGTATTGAGCTACCTTTTTGAATTGATCAGCTGTCATCCCTTTAGGGATCAACTCTGGATCTAAGTTAGTAGGGACTTTCCATCCTTTATAGATAGCAAGCCTTGCTCGTTCATGTCTCTTGTTACCAAAGAATGCTGCAGCATCTCTAACTTCCTGAGGAGAAGCATTAAAGACATCAAACGATTCAATAGGTGGTGCGTGTTTACTACGCTGTAGGATGTTGTTGACAATCTGTCGTCGTGGTTGCTCGATTGCAATACCACGAGCTGCATCAATTTCAACAGTCTTTGCTGATTCCTGTGCATGATTAAACCAGTCACCAGCATTTTCATAGGTAGGAACAATAACGCCTGGACGTGTTTCTTTTGTTCCAAAAGGGTGGGCGCTAAGCTCAGCAATACCAGGGTTTAGTTTGAGAACATCTCTTACTTTACGACCATCATTCATCTTACCTTTGAATGCTCCACCTGTATGGGTACGAACATCAAAAGAAGTGCCTAATAGATTCTCTCTGGTATCCCCTAGAGTGTGTCCAGATTGGTGCATCATATCTAGGGCTTTAGCTCGTTCACTAACAGGTAAGTGTCTTACGCTAGTAAAGATATCAAGACCACGTTGATGATGAATCTCATCCCAAGGAACTGGACGGTAGTTTAGGAATGTTTGTTGCTCAAATGATGAGATGGCATTGAGTGCCTTATCTGGAGGTAGACCCAACTCAAATAGTTTTTTGAGTACAGGCATGATCTCATCGTCTGGTGTTTGAACGACGATGTTCTTTTGCCTGTTAGCTTTAGCAGCTACGTCTGGGTCTGTATCAAAGAGATCAACAACACGTTGCTTTAGTTTAGCGCCCTCCTCCGTAAAGGAGATAGGGCGTGGCATCTGTACCTCAGTTGATTAGTTCTCTACAGAAATGCTGAGCTTCCTCCGATTAAGGAGTTCCTTCACTGCTTTCAAACCAGCAAGGGAGTTATCAGCATCTAGGAAAGCCCGACGACGTTCCATGTCGATACCGTTCTCATCAATGCCTTGAAGCTTTTGACCACCATATTCTTGTGTACCAGCTTGTACAGGTGCCTGTTCAAGACCAGCAGCAGAGGGGTTAAGTTGTTGACCCCTTACATCACCCACACCTGCATAGGGATTCTCTTGAATCTTTTGAGCAGGTTGAGGGGCATTAGGTCGGGGTGCTTGTCCTACTTGAGGAGCGTAAGCAGAGGGTTGAGGGCGAGCACTAAGGATGCCATTCTGTAGTTGAGTAGCAGAACCAAAGGCTGAGGGTCTAGCATGAACAGGAGCACCGATAGCAGGGGACTTACGCAGGACTGGTTGTTGGAAAGGTACCTGTTGATTACCAGGGATATAACGACCAGTATCAGCGGGAGTAGCTTTAGGTTTAGGCTTAGGTTTAGCACCACCAATCGTTTCTGATTTAGTGCTAGAACCTTTGTTACCTGTCTGCTGGCCTTTTTGACCAGGCTTGGGTTTTGGTGATTGCTTTGACTTCTTAGCAAGAGCTATTTGTTTTTGGCGTTGAGCCTCATTAAGAGCGGGCATTATTTAATATGAGAGAGGATAAGGTTTTCACGAGAGGTGACCCCGAAGGTCTCTCTCATCCATTGGAGCCAGTTGTTACTTCCTTTAGCCTGATTGCACTTCTTACAGGATGGTACAAGGTTTGATGTAAGAGATGGGCCGCCCAAACAGCGAGGACGGACGTGATCAAGAGTGAGTTCATCAGGTTCATAAGTTAATCCACAGTAGACACATTGACAATTAAAGTGTTCTTTGATTGCACGACGGTGTAGCTTCTTGGCTTCAGAGCTTGTCATCGTTATTAGGTTGTGGAGGTAGTGATCAGGACTAGGAAGTAAGGGGGTCATTTGGGCGCGTACTTCTTACCAGTTCTTGGACGACGACGGTTAGCAGAGGGGGACTCAAGCCTCCCTTTGTTAGGTCCAGTGTGGGAGGCATCCTTCCCATCACCATTACCGTAGGTACCAAGTTTTCTATTGAGCTGGTTAGCTTCTGTACGGATCTTGAGACCGTCTTTAGTCTTGTTGTATTTAGCCTGTTGCTTCAGCCGACGACGACGAGCAGCAGGGTTTTTCTTGTAGTAATCAGACGTGCTGCCTGCCATAAAGCCTCTTTTGTACGAGTTCAGGATCTACCTTGGGCATGATGGTGGCGAGCTTATCGAGAGGGTTACCGTCGTAGGCAACACCACTGATGTCGTTCTTAGCCAACCAATCACAAGCTGCCTTTAGATCAGCAGTAGAGGCTTCACCGGATTTAATGCGGTTGAGGAGTTCTTGAGTCACCATGTTGTGCAACTCGTTGAACATATCCTCAGTTGCTTTTTTCTTTGTCATGATAAAGGGCTAAAGCCATTTCAGAGTATTGAGCTAGTGTTATTGCTTTACTTTCCAGTAGCTTCTCTAGCATCGAAAGACGGTGCTCTCGTTCTGCAGCGGCTACAAATCTTCGACAGTTACCAGTGGGTGGACCCCCAAATGGGATGTGAAGACCTACACCAACTGACCAACCTTGTTCATCGTTGAAGAGGTTAGAGTTGATGTAGGTTGTTGTTTGAGCAGTTCCAGTGGTTGTCCAGGGATTCGCTGTTTGATTAGCGTTTGTTTGTTCCCTGGCTCGACCACCAAACCAAATAGAAGGTCTATCCCCAGCCGTCTCAGAACAATTAATGCCTGATGGGGTGATGATAGACACAGTAGGTCCAACCGAGCGTGAAGTATCAAGGGTGATAGCTTCAGCCAGGACAGGTGTTGGTAGAAGAAGTGCCACCGCTAAAGGGATGGCGGATTTCATTAGTTGATCTTGATGTAGTAGTTGACGGTATAAGACTTAGGACGGGTCTCAGTATCTCCACCACCTGTAACCGTGGTGGTGTGGCTGTGGTCGCCATCGCTGTCCATCCACCGCCCAGAAACGTTTGTCACGCCCCCTGCGTTGATACCTTCGCCAACTGTTTGAGCAGCGGGGCTATAGCCAGCACCCGAGTAAGCGTTCATCCGCCTTGACCACAGGCCGTGCGTATGGACTCCGGCGGAGTTGGTTGAACCAGTGAAGGCGTTCTTTGGACGTGCAGTGCTGTC